AGCCTGGAACAAAGCAACCAAAACCAAAACCGCTGAGAGGTTATTGGAGCTGACCAAAGCCTACGCTGAGGGAAAGTTGCCAGAGGATAAATACATTCCTTACCCAGCCTCATGGCTAAACAAAGAACTCTATGAGAGTGTTGAACTCGCTGAAGCTAAACCATTGCCTAAGCTGTTTGTAGGGAGAATCAAGTGACACAATTTGAGCAGTCAGTAATCGGATCAATACTGCTGACCAATGGCAAGGCACTAGAGGAACTTACGCTCAGCCCAGCCGACTTTGATGACCTACAAAATGAACACATCTACAAAACCCTGCTAGAGATGAAGGCAGGTCGCCAGCCGATTGATGTGCTGACAGTCGGTTCAGCCATACCAAAGCTTGCCAGTTATCTCCATGACATAGTTACAGCAACCCCAACAGCCGCATCAGTCAAGTTCTATGCCAGCAAGGTAATCGAGGAAGCTACAAGGCGCAGACTAGCTATCGCCGGCACGATGATTCATAGCAAAGCTCAGCATGAGGATTTGGCAACAGTCTTTGACACAGCCAAAAAAGAAATTGATGACCTCATAGATCGCAACTCCGCAGTCAAGCCAAGCTATGTTGCGGATGAGCTATTGCCATACCTTGATGAGATTGACAAGCCAAAACATTACCCCAACAGCCCTTGGCCCTTACTCAACGACATCATCGCAGGATTCCGACCAGGAGCTTTATACATTATCGGCGCTCGACCAGGCGTGGGCAAAACTATTGTTGGTTTGCAGATTGCTTGGGAGCTATCCAAGCAAGGCCCTGTGTCTTTTCACAGCCTTGAGATGGGCAAGAGCGAACTCTACAACCGCATAATCAGCATGGAAGCTGAGGTCTACATCGGCAACATCGAGAAGGGAAACCTACAAGAGTGGGAGTGGGACAGAATTGCCAAGGTCAGGCAAGACATCCAATCGCACCAGCTCGCTATCCATGACAAGTCAGGCCAGAACCTTTTGCAGATTAGGGCGCTCGCAAACAGCGTGAAGGGCAACAACAGACTTGAGGCGATTGTGGTGGACTATCTAGGACTGATTCAAGACACCGAAAAGGGTCGCAAGCGTTACGAGATGATTACCGACATCAGCATCGGACTCAAGAACCTAGCCAGAGATTTGAATGTGCCGGTAATCGCACTAGCCCAGCTAAACCGAGGTCCAGAGCAGCGCAAAGATTCTCAACCTGACATGGCTGACCTAAGAGATTCGGGTGGCATTGAGCAGGATGCTGACTCAGTTATCTTGTTGCATCGTGTCCAAACTGAGGATGACCAGTTCGAGTGGCAAAAGAGCCAGATGATAATGAAGGTAGCTAAGAACCGACATGGTGGACTTGGAGAAGTCGCACTCAAGTTCGAGGGTCACCTTTCCAGAGTGATTGGCTAAGCTTATGGGGTGGATGACAATGTGGCACTCTGTTGCCGATGTGGAGCAACTTGGAAGGTCAATACGCATAAACGAAAGCGTAAAGACCTCAAGTGCCAATCCTGTCGGATGCACCGAGCCTTGGTCATCAAGTATGGATCCGAGAAGTGCATCCCCTGGCAAGGAGATTTTGACAAGGCAACCCTCAGTATCCCAATGTTTGAAGGCAAGCCTGTATTGGTAGGCAATAGGACTTGTGGGCATAGCGACTGCACCAATCCCAATCATGTCGCTGGTGACCACTAGAGTAAAACAACAAATCGAAAGGAAATAAAGAGATGGCAATAATCAAGGTAAAGGGCACAATCACTAAGGTATTTTGGGAAGCCAAGGGCCTTATTGTTACAGAGTCATACACCACTAGAGCTGGCGACACAGTTGAAAAGCAATTTACAGTCTGGCTAAAGTCACCAACCACACTAGAGGTCGGTGACACAGTTCAAGTCGAGGGTCTGTTGTCAGTTGAGATTGAGGCTTGGATAAATCAAGATGGCTCACCAAAGCTAAACCGAGAAGGTCAGCCTGGTCAGTCAATCAAGGTAAGCATCAACAACCCTCAAGTAGTTCCAGCCGAGCCAATCAGCATCATCAAGGGTATCTTTGAGCCGACACACGAGCCAAGTCCCTTTTGAGAAATCTCCGTTGGCTAGTCCCTGCCCTCACCGCCGGCATACTACTGAACCTATCGCTTCAAGATAAAAGCGTTCTTGATGGTGTGGGACTGGCCTTCGGTATCCTTTATTGTTGGGCTGCCATAATGGGAGCATGGGAGCTGTATGGCAGAGGTAAGCCTTAGCGTTACAGGCGACCCAGCCAGCCAAGGATCACACGCCATAATGCATGGCAGGATTGTTCAGGTCAATAGCTCAAAGCACAAGGCATGGCGTAAGGCCATAGTCCAAGAAGCAATTGCTACCCTGCCGGATGACTGGCAACCAATAAATGAGCCATGCGAGCTTATCGTCAACTTCTATCTACCCAAGCCCAAGACCGTAGATCGCCAGCTACCCAGCGTGTCACCTGACCTAGACAAGCTCATAAGGGCAGTAGGCGACTCCCTGACGGATTCAGGGGTAGTCATTGATGACAGCCGAATTGTCCGAATCTCAGCCCGTAAGCTCTACGCCGAGGGCATCGCCCCAGGGGCCACAATTCAGGTCAAAACCCTCAACTAGCCCTTTAGCGCGACACGCCGATAATTAGGGAAATTTGCCAAAATTGCCAGAAAAAGGCAAAAACTGTGCTATCTTGAATACATAGCCCAAGGGGGGCTAGAAAAGGAGCATCAAATTGAACGCAGTACAGAGCAAAGTTTCACAGCTAGTAGCACTTGCAGCAGACTATGGATTTGAAGCAGGAGTAACAAACATAAGTGACAGCTATGTAGTTGTTTACATGGTCTCAGCAAACCTAAAATGCAGAGTAGTAGAAACAGAAGCCGGTAACGCATCTGTGACCACTTGGGAGCGCAAGCACAAAGTTCTTAATACTTCACTTGAGCCAAGGCTTTCCCACTACAAGGCGATTGCTGACAGAAGAGCAGCGAGAGTCGCATGAAAATAATTATCCTTTACCTATTTGGACTAACCGGCATCCTGATCGCAAGCTGGCAGATACAAGAGATACATCTGGGCTGGGGTTACACACTCGGAGTCGCAGGTTTGATTCTTGCCTTCTTTGTAGCAGTCAACGCACTAACAAAGGACACTCGCAGATGAATGAGAAACAACTAGCTGAGCAGATTATTGCTGAGGCCCAGAGGTGGACTCAGAACCAATACACACTTCAAGTAGGAATACCATTTAGGGATTCGACAACAGAGAATGAAGCCAAGGCTCGCATTGAGCTAATACAACACATCAAGCAAACACTAAAAGAGATGAGATCAAATGCCTAACTACAATCCAGAGCCACTTGAGTTCGCAGTCACCGACTACAACCCCAACCAATACAACTTTGGTGTTGCCAAGTCAGACGGAATCTACATGGGCAGGATGCTTATGAAAAACGAGGTGCTAAGTCTTATCAAGGCAGCGTACCCAATCCCAACCAAAGCAATCGCTAAGGTCATTGACATCGTGGACAGCATTGAAATCTATGTTGACCCTCAATACAACATTTCATCGAGGTAGCCATGAAGCTGACACCCTACGCAGAAGGCTTTTACGCCGGCATCCGTCACCAGCGCAACAACATCCTTGACTTTGTATCTATCCACTTGGATCAGGGCTACATGGTTACAGCCGAGGACATTGTTGACGAAATAAACGGCCAGTACAAGAAAGACATGAGCCAGCAAGTTGATGCCATGATGGATGGCAGCCTTGACAAGCTAATCCGCAACCTAGATGAGCTGTCCTACACAGTCAGCAACATCGAGAGGCAAGCACAGGAGATAGTTACCGAGGTGAATAAGAACCTATGAAGTCAACAATAAAAGGGGTAAGCCTAAGCACTAACTTTGATGCAACAGTTCATAGATACTTTGACGAGAACGCAAAGCTACTGCTCTCAAAGCACAATGACTATGGCCCGACCAACATCAGCAACGCACCTGGTGGACCTATCAATGGCCTACGAGTCAGGATGCACGACAAGTTGGCAAGGATCAATCACTTGACTGATTCCGGCAACGCACCCGAGCATGAAGCCTTGCGCGATTCTTTCATTGACCTTGCAAACTACGCAATTATCGGTTTGCTAGTCCTAGACGGAGAGTGGCCTGAGAAATGATTGGATGGCGACCTAACCGAGAAGAATCGCGAGCGCGGAAATTGACTGAGGCTTTTGGCAGAGGCTTTGCCAAGGGTTATGTTCAAGGGACAAAAGAAATGGCTGACTACCTGACTGAGCAAATTATCCACGCAATCAATCAGGATGCAGTCCTAAGAAGCACAGTCGATGTTGACACCATTGAAAGAGTGGTCGAGATTATTGAGGCGGTGAGGGACATTGGCAAAACACAGAGCTGAGAGGCAACCGATCAACTGGCGCATCATGCGAGTTCATTGGGCATACAAGACACTAAGAATCAGGCGAGCCTTCTACACATTCCTGTATAAGGTTTCACGATGACTCACTTTAGTAACGCTGATGAGCGTGAAATCTTTGATGCAATCTTGCTACTCAAGGATGAAAACCTAGTCTGGTCGAATGACCTAGAAGCAATCAGGCGCAATCTTGCCAGATTGATGGAAAGAATAATGCAAGTGGAATGGCACTACCTTGAGCCAGAAATCGGTGACTTGGCTCTAAACTTGATAAGAGAAACTGAAAGGGAAAACAATGCTCGAAGGACTAGCACCACAGGTGAAGAAATCATCTTGCAAAGTAAGAACAATCTTGGAAACTCTGGACACCAAGGATCAAGCAATTCTTGTCA